GCCATGGTCATCCTTTCAATTTGCGCGAAGCTCATTGGCTTTGAGGCGATTAGGTTGTGTTGACGTTCACTTGAAGACGGTCGGGTTCAACCGTAGTCCCAACGTATACACCACCAGCGGCAGTCGTTGAGACGATGCCGGTGGCTGGATCGGCGTAATACTTAGTTCCTGCCACGCCGAAGTCAGTACCCGGAACCAAGCCGGCACTAGAAGGGCCGAAGTCGGTAACGCAGCCCTGCTGCATGACATCCACAGATGAAATCTGCTTCTGCGGGCCGACAACGCCTGGCTTGGACGTTACGACGAGTACGCCGACAACCCCAGAGTTACCGCCACCTTTGACCACTTTGCCCGTGGTGTCGAGGCCAACGCCAAAAATTTTGCCCAGGTCAGCATCCAAATAATCGGCTGCGACGTGGGCACGGAAACCGTTAGCGATTGGGTCAAACTTATCGTAACGAGCCATCTTTGCTGTTTTCCTTTCTGGGATTACCGCTGACTAGCGAGAGCGCCTGGACCAAAACCGGGCAACTTGTACTTGGCGCCTAGCTTTTGACGATCCGTTTCGCGCTGACGTGTTGATCCGCCAACGGGATGACTGCCTGACGGTGGAGTCCCTGGAGGCGCGGAAGGTGGTGCGCCGCCTTCAGATTCGTGCGGCACCAACAGGTACTTCTTTTCACTGGCGATGCGCTTCAACTCCAGGTCCAGGCCTTCGATCTCACCCGTGTCCATGTCGAGCCGAATGTTGTCCTTGTTCAGGAAGCTGCGAACCGCTTCCACGTCGTGCCAGTCGTACTTCTTGTTCTTCATGATGGCCGTGTCGATGTACGAAGTCTCAACGAACTCAAGCAATTTCTCGTACTTGGCCTTGTAGTCATCGCGCTCGGTTGCGGTGCGCTCTGCTTCCTCTTGTCCCTCTTGGTTTTTGGTCAGCAGGCTCTGTTCCGCTTTATCAGCGCGCTTCTTCTCTGCAATGCGTTGCTTCTTCTCGGAGTCGAGTTTGTCTTCAAGCTCTTTGAGACGCTTCGCACCATCATCGTCGCCATCCCCTGAATTACCATCTCCTTCAGGAGGTTTGCCAGTATCACCAGATTCTCCCTGGTTTTGGCCGCCTTGGTTTTCTCCGTCACGTTCGCCTTCACCACCCCAGATCACGAAGTATTCGGCCTCAACTGGGCTCTGGGACATCTTGGTCTCCTTACGGATTAGACAGATCAAGTGGAGCGTACCTCGCAGCGGGATAGCTTCGCTGAAGTTATGCGGCGGGCATACCGTACTTCTTTTCAAAGTAGTCATCGAACTGGCCGGACTCAAGTGCATCTGTAAAGTCACCCCATGCCATCTCTTTGCGTGTCAGGTAACACATACATTGTGGATGCGGCTTCGACGGCACAGCGTCTTTCGGGAAATACTTTTGCTCAGCGTATGTTTCACAGAGGTCACCTGGATCAGGCTTGTGTACCTTGCTAAGGTGCCATTCCATTTCCTCAACCCATGGATCCTCCTGAGCTTGGCCGATAGACATTGCATGGAAAGCGTTGTTAATCTCGCTACGACCCAGCCTCATGGCTGCATAGCTGACTCCCCCAGCTACGTTGGGGTTGATATCATTTCGCACCAGCTTGGCCAATTCCTTGGCGCTAGCACCACGTGCGAGAGCGCTGTTGATCTTCCGGTCAACCCGCCCAGCCTCCATGGAGCCGGTACGGTACACCTGCTGGCTGAGGGTTATCTTCGACTTGGTAAGCCGGGTAATCATCGCCTGGATGCCGTGCTGTGCTGATTGAATGAAGCTGGCTTCCCACGCCTTTCGATCCTTCGCGGCTGGGAACAGCGCATCTAGCACCTTCGCATCCTGAGCCAGAGCAGCCTTCGCAGCTGCTTCGGCTGCGTCTTGCTGCCCCTGGTCGATGATTGGGACAAGGTCTTTGAACATTGATTGTATGATCGTGCGGATTTGGTCTTTAACCAGGTTGAATTGGTATCGCTTGGTCCTGTCACCAATGTTGGTCCTTTGCCACTTATCGGCCTCCTGTCCTGCGTCAAATTGGGCCTGCTGCAGTACCTTTACGATCTTCTTGTCGTAAAGTTGTTGTACCGTCAGGTATTTGAGCAACCAGATGGATGCTCCGCTATCATCAGGCTGCGGTAACGGCGCTGTCAACTAACTTCGCCTCATACTCGTATACACCTTTGGGAGTGACGATGATGTGATGGAAATTGAAGCCGCGTTCAGCGAGCAACCGGATACACGGCAGATCATCCCGCGACGGCACCTCAAGCCCACCAGGGTGCGTGTGCCAGATTGCCTTGATCGTTGGGTCGTGAAGATCAAACTCCATGTCGTACCCAAGCCTGTGATCGCCAGCAAAAGTGTTGGGATGCTCAACGATAATGCCGTGCTCGTGGATCAAGCCGCAAGTCTCGTATGGGTACGCAGCAATTGCCATGTGCCGCAACGCGGTTTGAGCTTGTGCTGAAATAGTGGGCGGGTGAACATGATTCAGACGAAGCTCCATCTTGCGTCCTTAGTGCTTGGGACGTAACGGCACCCTTTGGAAACTGGCGCCCTTACGGTCTGGTAACGCCCGGTACACAGCGCTGCTAGCAGGCCCAAGCTCGTGGTGCTCGCCGGTAGCGTGTGCTTTACCTATAGCCCAACGACGCAGCTTTGGATTCGCAAAGAACAAGCGCTGCTGAGCTTTTGATGCGAACGGATGATGGCCGGCAGCTGGCTGGCCAGGGATTGTACCCGGTGGATAGTGGCGACCACCGCTGCCCTTACGACGTAACCCCATGCTATCCTCGCTTCCTGGCCCGTGCTGCTCGCTTGCGGCCTGTTGCGCTGAACTTGGCCATCTTCTTGGCGCCGTACTTCTTGCGCCCAACGTAGGCAGCTAGTGCAGGACTCATGCCGCCTTTGGTTAACTTCTTGAAACGCCCACCGCCACCAGGCTTCATGCGCGCCTTGCCTTTTGCGGCCATTGTACCTCCTGTCACATAGTGCTGAAATCTAGTGTCTGCCCATTGTTTTGGAACGCATCTGGTGGCACCTGGCCACCTTGATCGCCAAACTGGTTCATCTGATCAGCTATTGGGTTTGGTGGAGCAGCTGATTCGGCTATCTTCTTGGCATCTTCCAGAGCTTGGTTGAAGTCGGAATCGCTTAGGTCCCAACCAAATAGCTCGTTGAGTCGGTCATACAGCCACTCGACAGGGAGTGTGCTCGGAGCCTGAACCCAGATGGATAGGTAATCCGCCAGCATCTGGGTGGTGTTCTTCGGCATAGGATCGCCGAAAACTGATTGTATATCAACACCATTGCGTGCTATGCCCTCGTAGACCTGTAGCCAATCCAGCAAGTCGTCTAGGAACTCATCTGCGACTTTGGTGATAGTCGGCATCTTCTCTGTGTTAGCCGCGATCAACGGGCCAAACTTAAGCGTCAGCGCTATACCAGATTCCACAGCTGCAACATCGACCATACCAATAGCAACATCAGGCACGCCGAGAGCCTGTTGCATGTTTTCGTCCAGAAGGGAGATGTGCTCGTGGAACGGCGTAAGCGTGGAGACTCCAGAAACCCTACCGAAATTAGCGCCAACCCCAACCTGAACAACAGCGCCTGGTCCAATTTCCCACTCCACCTCATTTCCGTTCTCGTCTATGGGCGGTGATGCGTCGGTCCAGTACACGCCCAAGCCTTGCGTGATGAGCGTAAGGTCTTCATCTGTGGCAGATTGGTTGATAGCGTTGATGATTGACTCAACGCCTGCCAATTCGCTCATGCCGAAAGTGCTACCGGGTGGCGGTCTGTTCGCCCAATGGTAAACGGGTATCTCTGTGATCAACGGGTCAAGCTCAAACTCAGGAGTTACCACTGAGATTTGATCTAGGTCAGGAGTGGCCACACGATCATCCCACATCCCAACCTTCCACAGCGAAAGCTCGGAAGTTATTCTGCCCGTTGGTGTTCCGCTGTCATCAAAAGCGCGCTTATACGTCTGCCGGCGCACAATCCACTCGTCGCTGGCGGCTTTGGTCTGAGAACTGTTGCGCGGATTACGGATAACGTCAACGATGTGGCAGCCTATGCACTCACCTGTAGCAAAATCCTCAATTGGGAAGTAGTGTTCAGGCCGCAGCTCATCAACCCTCAAGCGCCGCCCAGCCTTCTCCCACGGAATTGCCCGAATATGAAGCAGCGCATCACCTTTGATGAGCATGTACCGCTTCATCTGGTTGAACTTCTGTACTACCTCTTGCCGCTTGAACAGAGATTGGAGCGCATCGTCCATAACCTGCGACGTTGCCTCGTCAGCGTCTGGATCAATCTGATAATCGAATTCAACTGCAAGGAAACGGTTTACAGCTTCGATACACTTCTTGGCCGACGGCATGTAAATCTCGATGCAGTCGTCATCTTCGCCTCGCAGAACAACTTTGATGTGTTCTGGCCGGTTGTAGTAGAAGTCTTCAAACATTTCATACGCTTTGATGCGTATGCGGTCGTCTATGTTGCTGAGGTTGCCGACGAGTCTGCTGAACCCGGTGTCATCGCGGATTTGGCTGATGACTGAGTCGTACTGTCTGGAATCAATCGGCATCTCTAAACTCCTTGTCGGTTATCGTACCGCCCTCTCGCCAAGTCGGATAACCACTCGCAGTAGGTCTCATGGCGCTCAATGGCTTTGGCTTTGCAACCCTGTCTCGTCGCTTGTTGCTAGCATGACGTCCCAGGTTAGCCTTTCGTATCCGTGTACCAGCGCTAGCGGTAAGAGAATTTGGCCCGTAATAGCCAACCATAAAGCGTCCCAACGCTTCCGGTCCATGGTCATCCTTCTTCAGCGGTAACTCAAAGCGATCACGACTGGTCTCAGCATCCTCTTTGCGCTCTGGATACCGATAGGCAAGCATGTCATTGCGCAAGCTCGTACAGCTGCGGTCTATCATCAGTCGCGGGCGCCACTTGTCATAGTTGCCCTCAGTCAAAGGTGTTGCACCGTAGTCGATTCGGCCAGC